CAAAAACTGTTGCACCATCAAGCGGCGTAGGTTGAACATAATCACAGCCAAATGGAGTTTGTTTTCTTATCTGCGCGTTAGTAGGCGTAATTGCTTGGTTTAAATAAGTAGGAACGTACAACTCAGCAGATGCAGTAAACACTTGCAAGTCTCTGTCCGAAACTAAATAGCGTATTGAATTAACATCGCCAGTAGCAGCAATAAGATTTATTGATTCATCGTCTAAACCTTCGCCTACATCAAAGTTAAAAAAACTAGATGATTTACTAAACCAAAGACTATCTGGTTCAGCCAATGTGCCACCAAACACTAATCTGTTTTCATGGAAAGTTACCGCAGCAGGATACCCTCTTTTTTCTGAAAACGCTTGCTCACTCCAGTTTGAACTTGGGTTGTGCGTTGATACTTTGACGTAACCGCCACCATCTTCGTCATCATTAGCAGTGCCACCAGCAGTAAAGGTAAAAGTGTTGTCATCAATAATACCCGTTACTGTTCTAGCGCCATTTAAATTACTTGCAGAAATGCCTCCAGTAGCAGACGCATCGCTAAATGTAATAGACTCACTGCCCGAATAACCGTGAGCAATGCTTGTTACCTCAACCGTTGTGCTGCCGTTAATTGTTCTAAACGGATTTAACACAGTAAGTTTCTGAACGAGAGTATCAATAACATTCGCATTAGCAACAGTGGCGCTTACTACAGAAACAATTTGTATTTCAGAAGTGCCATACTTTACTCGCACACCAACATGCTTTGAGTCGGGATACACACCGCCAGATGCGCTACCAGTTATATCCCAATAAGCCGCACTTGTAGTAAGGGTAATGCCATTACCTGTTACTGCCGAAGGGTCTAAAGTTATTTCGCCATGAAAGTTAGAATAAGGTTGGTATATTTCTTTATTGTCTGAGCGCGTACTAAACGAAAATACCCTTACCTCAAAAGACGTAAGACCAGTGCGAACAATCATTCTTGGCATAAACAAATGATGACTAATGAACAGCGTGTCACCACCTTGAGCAAAGGTGTATTCGTGCATGTAATCATCATCAAATGGCAAAGCTGCACTATCTACGTCAGCAGTTAGCGTTGCTACTAGCGTTACACTCGTTGCACTTACAACTCGAAAACACCGCACTTTAGCGTTTTCTACAGAAATAATATACCGTTCATCATCAGAAAATATAAACGGAAACAACTTGCCTTGCATACGCTTAGAGGTATCTCGCGTAATACCGAAGTCATATATGTTTTTAAGTCCCGATCTTTTCTTTGCGCCACCCTCTGCGCGTACAACTACGTTCTCAAGCCGTTGAGCAGAGGACGCATAAATAGGAGTATCAATCCTTGAAAGGGTTGATGGGCTTACTTCTCCAAATTGAAAGCTATTGATCGGAACTCGGTACTTCTGCATTAGCTTCGCCTTTGAGCAATAAACCTATTTGTGTTTAGAGTTTTCGTTGTTTGTTGCTGAGAGTGCAATCTACGTGCTTGCATCATTTGCAAACTAGCTTTTTGATCCATCATTGTTGCAAGCTGCCCGTCCCGCGCAACGGAAGTAGCAAGCACAGATGCCATTGTGTATTCTACTGCAATAGTAAAATAAGGAGGCCAAACTGTTTCATCAGCCCTAAATATGTAATCAGCAACTAAAACATCATTAACGCCAGCATCGCAGTAAATTTTACTGCCGTATGTGTCGTACTGAATGTTAAAGTCATTTACTGTAATTGCATTAAGCATAAGTAAATCAGAAGGCATTTGATAAGCAGCATCAAATCTACCAGTAGGAGCATCGCTTAATCTAGCAAGAGTTGCCTGATCTGTTGAAAAACGCCACCTACAATTAGTCAAAGCGGCTCTAGCTATGTCCTCATACATAGCACCCGCCACTGTTGCTTCGGAAGTTCCGTCAGTAAAAGACGAAATCGGACTGCCCCCAATAAGCAAAGACGCTCTTGAGCAAATCTTTATTGAGGTGTTAGCTGTATCAACCATTCAGTGATTGGGGGACCGAAGCCCCCCATTCCTTTTAATCGCCGTCTGTCTCGGCAACGGCTGTGCCATCAGACACATCCACTACAGAGCCAGTATTCGACAAAACAGTTACAAAGTTTGTAGTAGGCGCGTTTGTATCCTGCACAATAATCAAGTCACGGACGTTAAGCATGTTTGCTGCGTCATTAAAGTAACCTTCTGTATTGATAGTAGCAATCGCGTCTGCTGTTCGATACATCCAGAGTGCAGCGCCGCTGCCACCCCCGACCCGAATCAACCCTGCTGCGCTATAAGCCATTATGAGTCTCCTTAGTTATTGTCGAGAACTTCATAGATGCCTTCGGACTGAATAACGACAGCCCCCATAGACATCATAGAAGTTGCGAGGTGGGAGACTTTTTCAGCCACATAATTGATCTCGGTGGTAACGTCAGCGTTAATACCAAGGCCAAGTGCGGAAGTGTGGTAAGCAAAGTTTTTGCCACCAGTAACCGCAGAGGTTGAGAAAATCTTAAAGCCCAAAAATTCCTTCATGGTCATTCCACCAGCAAAAGGAAGATTCTGAGAACCGACATAATCCGAAGATGCAAATTCTTCGATCAAGAACAGATCAGCAAACCCTTTTGGGTTCATCGCAATAAAGCGATCACCGTCCTCTGGAATGTCAGCAATGCCCATTGTTTCAAACAATGTAAGCATATCAGCTTTAACTAGCGCACCAGAAGTATCATTGATCTGAGTTGAACTTGCACCAGCATCCATTGCCGCAATCAGAATTTCATCTGTCTTGCGACCAAGAGCAGCAGCAGCAGATTTTGCAATTGCTTGACGCTCGTTGATGTTAGTTTTCAGTTCGTCCAGTTTATCAATGTATTCTGCCGCATAGTAGTCAGCCATTGTGACTTCTACGTTAGTATGCGCCAGTTCCATTGGTGTTACTGAGCCATTACGCGATTTAGTAGAGGCAGAGCCAGTGCCAATTTTTTGGAATCGAGCAACCGAAGCTGAGACACTTGAAGTACGCACAGTATTACGGAGTTTAGAACCCATACGCTGATACGCCAAATGAACCTCAGATTCAAACTGCTTGATAAAGGCTTGGTCGATTGTATTCGCCATTTCAAGAGTCCTTAATTGAGTTTACAGTAACGGGTGTCCGTCTGTTTACTTCAACGTAGGTATCCAAATGGGCTACTCAGTGCATGACAGGCCGTGATATGCGACTGCTAATATCATTATCTACTGATTTGCAACGCACAAAATGTAAGATGTGATTTTCTTCACTTAAAAATATAGGCTCAAACTCTAAATATGCCAGCCATTGAACAATCATATCGCTTTCTGTCCACACATCACAGCTTATTTGATCGTGATATAAATGGTAAAAGCCTATTAAATCAGGGGATGCTCTGGCAAATCTAATCCAATTAAGCCGCATATACTTAGAAAACAAAGCCCACATTTGAGAATTTTCGTTAATGCCAGTGATTGCTAATGGATCATTGCCCTTAACTACAGCAAATGTCATGTCATCATTAAGGCATTGTAGTAAAGATTCTAATGGGTCTGACTCATATAACTCTGAAAACTCGCGTTTATTCTCGTCACTTAAATTATCTATAAAAGGAAAAATGTGACACGGCTTCAACCTAACCAAGTCTAAGCCGTGTGATCTTAGGATTACATCACCCATATAATGATTTAAATCCATCATCTACCTGTTTGATAAAGTGACGATCTTGCTTTGCAGGGTTATAATAACGTTCGTCACGCATCATTTCATTTAAATCTTGAGCAGTTAAGCCTGATGTTGGCTGTGCATCACCAGCAAATGAACCATCTTTGACTGCTTCCATGATATGCTCAAGGGCAAGAATACCCTCATGTGACTCACACATACGCTCAATTGCTGGCAAAGCCTCTTGAGGAAAGAACTTATTAGCAAACATATTGGCTGAATCAATGCGGGTATTTGCGTTTTCGCCAAGTTTAGCCGCCTCTGCCTCTAAGTCAGGCGCAGAAGTGCCGACAGCTTGGGCATACATTTCAATGCCCTTTTCAAATTCTTGCTGGCTAAACCCGTTTTCAAAGGAATGTTCCGACCACCAAGACAGTAATTCATTATCTACAGCCTGTTCGCCATCAACACTATCAGGAAGTTTATAGTCACCCTTGCTTTCTGGCCTGTCCTTAAAGGCTTCCTCTTTTATTTCATCCATTAGCTTAGACCGCAAATCATCTTCTTTGCCACCTAGCTTGGACTCAAGCTCCTTGTAAGCCTTGGCTAAATCATCTGGCGTTTTGTATTTGCCAAGCAAAAGTTCCTCAGATTTTAATTCTTCGTCACTTTTAAAAATAGGATCGCCAGTTGATTCAGTATTAATGCCGTTATCTACTGGCTCTGCTGCCTCTGTAGTTTCTGGGGTTTCTGAAACAAGACTTTCGCTCATTGTTTGCTCCTATGTGCGTGGGCTATTCTTTGATCAATAAGGGCTACAATAAACCTTTGCCCTTCAAGATGGCGCAGTGATTCCGTAGAAACATCTGGCCCATGAACCAATTGAATAGTTATTGATTTTAAATACTGTAAAACTGCCTGACCTGTGGGCGTAGAAAACACTTCCGCTACATTCTGGCTGATTATTGTGTCATTGGCCTTAGACCGTTGAACGCCATCTATTCCTAAATTAACCTGTTGCTTCGGGGCCACCCATTTGCTCCTGCGGTTGTTGAGCCATCTGTTGCTGTTGCGCCATTTGCTGCGCCATTGCAGTCATGGCTTTACGCTCTTTTTCATCACGAATCAAGGACTCAGGAACACCAAACTTTTTAGCAAGGTGAACCGCTGTTTCCTCACTATCAATTAATATCTGCATCATCTCAGGTCCAAACGTGCTACCGATTAACTCTAAGAACCGAGCAACGGTTGTTATATCCTGATTTGCTTGTGCCTGTGCAAGCGGAGAAACAGAGCGAATTTTAATTTCGCGCCCGTTTACTTGCGGCACTTCAATGCGACCTTGCTTTTTAAGTATATAAATAACACGCTGCAACACTGGCTGTACCAATTCAGCTTGCAATCTACCAAATGCAGAGCCAATACGACGAGATAAATCAGCCATACGCGCTGCAACTTCAGTAGCAGACGCAGGAGTTTTATCAGGATTTCCAAGCATATCATTATACAAAGCGCGTTTAATGTTAAGGCGCATGTCAGAAAGAACAAGTTGAGCAACATCAAAGTTGCCAGCAGCGGGTAATGGCTGCAATCCAGAACTTCCCATAGCTTTTGGAATAATAGAACCCGGCACTAAATTTATTGTATCAGGATTAATTACTCCATCGTCATCAACTTGATAAATACCAGCAATAGACATTTGAGCGTTTTCGAGAATTAACTCAATAGTCAGGTTAGTGGTTTTAATTGCAGATAATGCGTTGAGTAAAGGGCCTCGCCCATAAACTTCGCCAGCGCACTTAGACCAGCGGAAACAAACAAACGGATTAGAACCCAATCCCTTCATCTGCTTTTCGTGTAGAATGGTTTTAGTAACCAAGCATAGAGCATAATGATAATATGCTTCCTCATTCTTCTGAGAATAATCTCTGCAAAGTATCTCAAGGATATTAGTGTCTCTGTCAGCACCCATCATCTTCTCAACCTTGGGGTCAAGTTTTGCATTGGGGTACATAATAGGCAAAGAATCAAACGGGATGTTCTTTCTTTCTCTAAATACATGGTCAATTTTA